GGCGTATTCTGTCGCCTATGGCTACTGATTTTGCAGTTATCCATGCATCAGCACTATTCCCATGAGTGATTATGCGTGTTTCTTTCGCTTCTTGGCGGCACTCTACCATTGATGTGCTGCCGGTATCGTCTACTGTTTGACCTGGTATCATGAAACTGGCTGAATCGCCAATAACTGTTGACAACAAATGATGTCCACGGATACCGAGCGAAATTTTATCTTGTGTGCCTAATGTTACTTTACCGCCAACTACACCCGACTTTTTCGCAAGTACATAAGAAACTATATCCATAACGAAACCCTCCTTTTTCAAAGTTATAGAGTCTCGATGGACTTCATGTCATCTCGAAGGATGATCGCTTATTTCTTTATTGGTATTTTATTTATTGTACTACACTTTTTCCCGCCTGTGTTTTTACCGGAATGAGAGCAAAGTATTTCTATGTATCCGTCTTTTATTTCGCCTTTCCCAAGCAGGTGGTTGCACTTCGTGCACCTGTATTCGTTTTTAGTCTCGATGTTAACCACCCCCATTTAATGTAAAAAGCCCTCTCTTAAGAGGACTTCCAGTATTTTTGTTCTGCTTGCTTTCTTGCTTTGATTGCTTCTTCCAACGTTTCAAAGTAACCGATGTGTATTTTCTTACTGTTTACACCTATTTGGACATGATATTTTTGTTTTGAAGTGTACCACGCGACACCTATTGTGCCAGTTTTATTCTTTTTAGACCTTCTATTCCTAGCCTGTTCTTGGGTGGTTGCCCATTTACAGTTTGATGGTTCGTAATTTCCGTCATTATTTAGTCTCTCTATTGAGTGCTTAGGTGATGGGCGTTCTCCCATATCTTCCAAAAAGTTAGAATAACTTTCTTTCCACCTATCGCATACACTTATTCCTCTTGCGCCATAATCATCGTATCCTTGGCTGTTTTCCTTACCGCATCGCTGTATAATGTGATACCAAGCTCTATATTCTGGCGTCCGATTGCCTTTAGCAGCATATCCGTGTTTAAACTTCAAATCTCTTTTAAAACATCCACAGCTTTTGGTTCTCCCAGAATACAAGGGTGTAGTTTGCGGAAACGTTATATTCCCACAATCACATTGACACTTCCACCTTACTGGCTTACCGATCGTGTGCTCCTCCATACATAATACGGTTAACCTTCCAAATCTTTTACCTGTTAAATCGTTTTTAGCCATAATAATAACACCCTCCATCGTGCTTATTTTTTCTCCAATTTATTTAATGTGAGAAATGCAGTTGGAGTACTGCACTTTTGCCCCGCGAAGGCTATCTCACATTAATATTATATCATATTTTATGCTGGCAAACAATACATACATCACATGCTAAACCAGTTTTGTCCATTAGTTATAAATACCGCTGCTGTATCATACTCAAAAAACTTAGCAGTAGCCGGGAATCTATCATCCGGCAAGGTTACTGCTGTTCTTTCAGCATTTGTCCCATAATATACGTGGTCATAAGGGTTATAAACTATAGCCATAATTATTCCTCCTTTAATTCTGCCAGCAATTTGTCAATACTCTTTATATGCCAGCTCTTTATACCTTTTTCCTTGGCTAGTGATCTTATTTCTTCGTCTGTCTTTTCTACTGGTTTATCGTCCGTAACGTTGTTTTCTTCCTTAACCGCAAAACTCTGCTTTAATACCTTGCATAATGTTTCGTTGTCTGTCTCATACTCTCCGGTTGCATTGAAATAGAATCCCTTTAGCCCTGTAGCTCTCTGTACGTATTTATTTGCTATCCTTACATAAAGGTTAGCTGTGCCTTTAAAAATCAATCTAAATCCCTCCTATAAAGGAATAGGGGAGATTGCTCTCCCCATATTGTTACTGTAATTCGATTACAAACATAGATGCAGCATGGTTAGTCAATAGTGCTGTTCCTGCTGCTGGAGTAAGTGTTATCAGGATATTGCCACTAGCGTTCATATACCGGCCTGTCTCAATCTGGATTACATCAGTGGATGTTGCTGCCACTGTTCCTGTTTTGGCTACTGCTCCGAATACTCCCGCACCTGCACCGATTGAATATGAAAGTATGCCTGTGGTATTCTTCATGCCGATACATATTTTGCTATCCCTTCCACTCGGAGTATATGTGAATACCTCCGTAGCGTCATTTACAGCTGAAGTGGCCGGATTAAAGGTTAATTCTTGGTCTGCGTTTAAGGAAACTATCTTTGTATTTGTTATTGTTACTGCCATGTTATCCCATCCTTTCCATTAAATAGTTGTCTCTGCTGCGTATGTGAAGGTTCCTTTGGCAAGTTCCTTGGATTTTATATTTTTATATCCCAGAATCAAGCCACCGTCAATACCAATTGCCCTTGTGTTCTGCAATTCGATATTTCTAGTTCTCAGCTGATGGTCTGCATATCCTATAGCCTGATATGTACCTGCCAATATTGTTGATACTGGAGTATCTACAGTGCCTGAATTGTATACGGTATTGGTCACATATACAGAAAATCCCAGGTCTTTTGTCCACTGCATGCCGCCTTTGCCGTTTATACCGTTGTTGATCTCAAACTGTATGCCAGCTAACTGGAGTTTAACTCTCATCCACGGTGGAATTACCATCCACATATTGTCCTCAGTCACGTTGTTGTCATACAGCCTCTGTGCCAAAAGTGCAACATTGCTAAGAACGTTTGCGCTTGTAATAGTTGCTGTTACTGCTGTGCCTGCATTTGCATCTGCACCGATAGTCTGGAAAAACTCTCTCTCTATCTTGTCCTTAAGCATGTAAGCTGCTCTCTCAGACTGTGAACCTTTGGTGTCAAGGTTTGTCATGAGCGCGTCTACATCCTCAACCTTAAAGGCAAAGGTCTTTGTCTTGTCGATTAACATTGCTATCTGTGAATCCTGCAATGCTTCATGGGTTATTGTTCCAGTGTAGTCACTGATTGTCGGGTCTCCAAGGTCTGTGAAATACACTGTATCCCCGTATTCTTTTATAGGAGACTTAATCTTTGCTGTTGCTATTTTCTTCATTACCAAGTTATCTTCGAGTGTCCTGTAAACGGATGCGTCGAATAACTCAGGTATGAATCCTCTTGTTACGTTGTTTGTATTCATATGTTTTCATCCTTTCTTGCAATAAAATAACCGCTACCATTTGGCGCGGCTTTCAACTATCTTGGAAAAGTTTTTCTTTATCCAACTTTGGTCTGTCTTGTTTTTCTCGAATGTTTCATAGCTAATAAAATCACCTGTAGGTTTCTCACCCTTTACGCTGCCTGTAGAAGCCTCAGCATTCTTCTCATTTGCTTCTTTGGCTTCTAAAGTTTTACGTAGCGTGTCGAGTTCCTTATCTGTCTCCCCTACAAAGTCCACAAAGTCACTGTAAAGCTCGACAAGTGTCCCCGCTCTACCTTTGACAAACTTGATGAATTTTGGATTCTCTCCCACTTTTGCAAGGTCAACATCGGGGTACTGTTCGCCAAATTCATTGACTTGTTTGTTAAACGCTGTATCTGCAGCTTTCTTATCTGTTTCCGCTTTTTTTAAGGCTTCACGTTCTCCCTTTAATTCGGCAAGCTCAGATTTAAGCTGTTTAATCTCGGACAGCAACTCCGGTGATGTGCCATTTTCTTTAGCTTCATCCTGGAGTGATTCAAGCTCCTGCTGTTTTGCATACTGCTCTCTCTGCGCCTTGATTGCCGCTTTCTTTTCTGCCGTAGTCCCGGTATACCCAAATCCTTCTAGTTCAGCTTCAATCTCTTTAAGCTCTTCGTAGTCTATATGTTCTTCTTTGGCTTTGGAATATGCCTTTGTGTAAGCGTTTTTTATTTCTCTGTCAAATACTTCTTGCTGTTCAGGTGTAAATATTATTCTTTCCGTTGTTTCCTTTTGCCCAACGTTAGCATTTTCGTTTTCCATTATATTAACCTCCTAAAATTCCCAGTGTTCTTTAAAGCCTGCCACCGTTAAAGGCATAAGAAAAGACGCTTGCGCGCCTATACCTTGACTCTCTTCATTCTCGTTTTCACCATATCTTTCAGGTTGCGCATTCCGGTGGATTCGTCAAATGTTGCGCTGCCGCCAGCGTACATCCTGCCTTTAGGCTTAACTGGCTTTGCTATTTTCCCTCTTCCGGGGGTTACTACTGGCTTACCCATTTTCTTTCCAGGCATAACCGGCCTGCCTATAACCTCGGGTTTTATCCCTTTTGGGTCCATAATAGGTTTTGCTACGGGTTTCCTTATTTTTTTAACTGCCATTTTGCATACCTCCCATAAATTCATTTAATAATGTAGGGTCTGCTTCTATCGCTGCTAATTCCTCAGGTGACATTTCTGCTAGCACCTCATCCATACTAGGCATCTGCGGTTGTATAGGTTGTTCCGGCTGCTGTGCTGCTGCCTGCGCTTCTTGCTCCTGCATAGCTTTTCTGGAATCAATCAATCCCTGCTTGTCCTTAATAAATCCATCTGGTAACCTCTCAAAGTATTCTATATCGCTTATCAACTGCTTATCGAGTAAGTTGTCCAATGTTTCCATGCTTGCAGCTTCACTCCATCTACTACTCGGTCCAACATCAACTTTGACATTAAACTTAGCATCTTTAAGGATACTCATGTCAAGTTGGTCATTAACTTCCTGTCCTTTATCCATATAGGTTATAGTCCGGGGAAGATTGTATTTGCTTGTGAAAAAGTCCATCCATATTAATGCTATATCCTCAACGTACTGGTAAAAACGCCTCTGAATCGATTCTAGGGGGACTGCTGCGGCCTCCTGTAATGCAATGATACCGGAAGCGGTCTTGGTCACAGAAGTATCGCCTAAGGCTGTCTCATTGGCTCCCATCATATCCTTGGTGTACTGAATTACCATCTCAAACCATTTGTAAACGTCATTGCTTATCTGTCCTGGATTAAGATACTGTGCTGCTCCCGATGTCTCTCCATCAACTCCGATTGCTACACCTATCTGATTACTAGGCTGTGCTATCCTTGTTTTGTCGTAGAGTAACTTGGGATATGATACATACATTGTTGCCAGCATTATCATAGCTGCCGACTTGTTTATATATATCTGGTTAGGTATCATTGCTGTAACTTCGCTCATGCCATGGAAACTATTCTTAACAGGCTCCCAGTTCATCATTGCTATGGGGTACAGCTTCAATCCAGTGTCCCAATCCTTTTTTATAACGACATGCTTTGTAGACTTCCTACACCATATTGTCCCAGTTTTAGGGTTAGGCCACATCTTCAATATAACATTGGCTTTCCCCATATCATCGCGGTTGTTTTCGTCAAGCTCAACCTTACCACGGTCACCAGCTGTATAATATGTCTCTTCATCGGGAGCTATCATATTAATCTCATGTTCCGGTACTTTGTTGCTCTTAGCTTCTTCCTTTATATTCTTGACCACTCGCCGGAATACTATCAACATATATGGCTGTATTGGTCTGTCTGCGGTATTGATTATGGGATTGTTGCAGTCGCCTGGGAATATGCACACATTGTCTATTTCCTCTTTGCATATGTTACCCTTAATGGTTTCCTCCCCATACTTTTCCTTGGTGTCATACAACTCATCCCAATAATGATATGTGCCACCATCACCTTGGATAAACCCATCTTTCAGCACATTCTCACAACTTGTCTCCATTTTGAGCTTTTCCCACAGTGTTTCTACATACTTGTTGAGCTTTTCAACTTCCTGTTGTTGCTCTGGTGTGCCTCTCTCGATGCTGTACAATATCTTTATGCTGTTAGCCATCATGGAAGATATTTTATAGTTGCCTACTCTTTTTATGATGTTAAACTGAGGGGTAGGAAGTCCGAAACTTTTAACACCGTCCCATTGATGATCTGAGTAGAACCTATTTGCCTTATCCACATTGGTAAACAGATCAATACGAGTTTTATAGTCTATTCCTTCATTATATAACTGATAATCTTCCTGTATTTCGTTCATGTAATTCTTTGCCATTTCATCACCTCCCGTTAGTCTCTAGGGTCAATCCTCTTCTTTTCCCCTGTGTATGTCATAAGATTATTAATTCCCTCATTCATCATTGCCTCCATTTGCATCTGTGCCTTGTTAGCCTCTGTCATGTCTACGGCTTGTTTAACGGCTGTTACAGGGTTTGTAATTATAGGGGTAATGTCTTTACCCTTGTTCACTGCTAGACCGTCTCTAAAGCCTTTCTGGTAAGCCCACATACCCATTAAAAAAGCAGCCATGCAGGCCGCTAGTGTTATTGCTGTATTCATATATCCTCCTTAATAGTTGATGTATGATGTATCGATAATTAAAGTTTCTTCCGGTTCCCTGTCTAAGAATGGATCACGTATTTTACCGGTAGATAAATCCGCTGGCATATCCTTCAACTTATTAATAGCTTGGGACATGCAGTCCACATCGTCATCATGCGCTCCATTAGGAAATGCTGAACATTCTTCCACAAAGTCATGTATCCACGGTTGCAACTCTGGAAGGAATACATTGCCAGCTTCTATCTGAGGTGAGACGGCCGATACTCGAGCCTCTTTCCCTCCATAGGGTTCCACTGCTATAACTCCGCCTATTTCAGTACGCAATACTTGAATTATTGCGCTGCCGTTGGCTTTATCCTCAATGTATATTGCTATTGCATCCTTATGCTTTGCTTTCATCGTCTTAATAGCCTGTATCGTCGTTGGGAAGTCCATTCTTGCTTTTGTCCTGTCAAGCAGATACATGTTAGCCTGCGACTTCCCCCATACTTGGATAGACACAAAGTCATTTTTATCGTTGTCCTTGAATGTGGCATCAACGCTGATTATCTTCATTGGAATGTATGGCAGTTCTTTGTACCATTTCCACCATGACCGCTTAATCATATTGCCCTCCTGTGCCGTAGGCCTGCCCTGGAACAACGCCAGCCATGCTCTATTACCCTCTTCTGTCATGTAGGATTGCTTGAACTCTTGCAGCCATACATTATCTTTGCCTATCTCTGGGAATAATGCGTCTCCAACTTTGCGGCTCAATATGTCGGCTTCTTCTGCTTCGCACGGCAGGTTGATAACTTT